ATTATCATAACTCGTCTCGGTCTAGTACTATGTTGCCATCGTCGGCTAGTGCCCATCCAATCTCTTGCATTCTACCAGTTATGTGATCATAATACAAGCAGGATGCTACTCCAGCCTTACCTGTTAGCCTATTCTTTAATACTCTAATAGTTGTTGTATTAGCTAAGATAGGATCAGGATTCTGTCTGTCTCTCTCTAATGCTATAACAGTATTAGGTACACTCGACAGAGAACCCGAACCTCTTAAGTCCTGCAAGGTAATCCTGTCTCCTTCTTCATAAGCTTTCTGAGTCTTCTTGAGTTGTGATACCACATCAATATGAACTCCAGTCCTACTAACTAGTCCTCTAAGTTCTTTCATTATGTTATCAATTAACAGTCGCTCTGAGTTGCCTCCTTCATAATCATTACTAATGTTAAGCAGCCCAGTTGCAGCAGCAGTTATGTGATCTATTATAATTACATCTACTCCTAAAGATACAGCCATGAATTCAATTCTAGAACAGAGGTTCTGTAAACCATTGTTACCTAGGTGATCATAGATATATAGAGAAGTTTCAGCTAAGGCTCTCTTGCCTTCAGCATACTCTTCATCAGTTAAATCATCTATAATGTTTAAAGATATTTCTTCTTTACCTAGTTTAGTTCTTAGTTCATTCATAATCTTAGAAGCTCTTAGTGCTCTTACTGGTTTATTAATTACCAATGAAACTAAATCATCAACAGTTTCCCGTGGTGATTCTTCTAACATGATAGCTCCTACAGATCTACCTTCTTTAAGATGATCAATTATAATCTCTCTTAGAATAGTAGACTTACCTGACCCAGTACCAGAAGTCCATAGAGTTATCTCACCACTTCGTTGTCCCAATAGAAACTCCGTTAGAGAATCAAAGGGGAAGGGGTACACTACCTCTACAGCATCTTCTTCTAAGTCATTAGTAATAGAAGACACATGTAGTATTTCATCTGGAGAATACCTTGGTGCTTCCCATATTGCCTGAAGTACTGCCTTGCTTTCACCATTCAGTGAACATTCGTTAGCATCTTTAAAAGGCAAGGCTGCTATCTTACATTTTCCTGGTGGTAGTATCTCTGCTACTCTTTGAGATGCTTCTCTTCCTGCTTCGTCCATGTCAAACATTAAGACGATCTCTTCATAACTACTTAGGAATTCTAAGTTATCACGAACAGATTTCACAGCACCAGAAGCACCATTAGGTAGGCTAACTACAGGCCATTTGTTATCTTGAATTTGACTGACTGTCATGCAATCATATTCACCTTCGGTAACTATAATCTTCTTACCACCTTTGTTCTTCCATAGTTGTTGTCCAAACAGTTGTGGCTTTGTAGAATCTCCTCTCCATTGAAAGGATTTGTTTGCTCCTCTAAGTTTCTGTGCGACCACCTTACCATCTCGGTAATAGCTACTGATCTCTACTCTTTTTCCATCTTGAGAGTGAGTCAAGTAACCATATAGCCGTGCTGTCTTTACATTGATCTTGCGATCATTGATAGCTTTGGCTGTGCCTTCTAGAAACTTAAGTTCTGTCATAGGTTTTGCTTTAACCATTAGAAGTTCCTTATTATTTTTGTGTTCATAATGTTCACAAGCAAAACAATACTTGTGTCCATCATCATACACGGCTAAATTGTCTTGGGAGTTATCCCGCCCGTGCTGAGCACAGGCAGGACATTGTTCCCTGCTAATTACATTTGACATTAACTACTCCATGGCATTTTTGTTTTCAGCCAGTTCCATAGTGGAGTGCCAATCAATGCTCCCGCTACGAATACTACTACTGAATAAAATACTGTACCTAATGCACTACTTAAAATTACATCCATCAGTTTTCTCCTTGTAAATTTCCATTACTATTTTGCCTGCCCATGCTAATGAGATTGCACCTGTTGCAATCACTACGGGAAGGAAGAACCAACTAGCATACAATGCTAGTGCATAATTTAATATAACAAATAACACTCCACCTATCAACGGCCTCCAACCCATTCGTCCACCAGTAATAACAAGAAGAGCCATACCGCTAAGAGTACAAATACCACCAAGCCAGCCAAGCATAGGACTACAGCTAGAAACTGGAGTACTAATAATCTCAGAAGCTTGAGCAATCTTACTATTGGGTGTACTAAATATGTTTTGAAATCCATTACAGCCTCCTAGTATTGCGAATACTAAACCCCCAAAAATTTTTTGCAATATTTTTCCCATATTTTCTCCTTATCAAAGTTCATTAATTCCTAATATAAAATAACCACCATCATAACAGTTCGGTGCCCATTGTTTACAGGCATAAACTTTTTGAATCTGAGTATCATCTTCCCACAATACTCCATTAAATGAATCGAATATTGCTTTAAGATAATTATCTATATCAGCTCTCGGAGCCGACAGTTTTGTTTTCTTGGGACGTTTAACATATATTTCTACATCCACTTCTAGTGGTGAAGTATATGGAATCGTAGCTGAATCAAACATTTCTTCAACTAAATTCGCCATGTCTTTTCGAAAAGTTTTATAAGGGCCAGCAAAGTAGGCCCCATGTTTTGTAACACGGGGTCTACTGGCTGCCACTGGACTAATTGGGAACGTCCACTCAGGCATTATACAGGTAAGTCGCCCATCTCCTCAGTCTCTTCAGTCTCTTCAGTTACTTCAACTTTATAGTTAGAGCCATCAAAGCCTTCAGTTACCTCAAAGCCACCGCCTAAATCTGCTGTGTTCTTTTCAATGATCTGTACTCCGTTTAGGAATATAGACATTGAACCATCACGAGCTAGTACTGTTGGTGCCAGTCTTAATCTTACTGAATCTCCACCAAATGGTACTGCTTCGGTACGCTGAGCACCAGCATCACGGCAAGGAAATACTTTAGTATCCTTCTTAACAAAGACTTTAGACTTTGCTTTAAGGAATGATTCCCCTGTCTCTTCATCAGAATACATACCATTAATCTTGGTTGCTCCTGATTCCTTAAGCAGTGTGTCTAGTTGCGTCTGCAACTCGTTATCTACTATAACAGTACAGCTATGATTTGCTGAGTCTTCTCCAAACTTAACATCTGGGGCATGCAAGTGTGCCCACTTCACTGTCAGTGTGTGTGTCGTAAAGGGTTTAATCTTTTGAGCCATCATTCTGTTCTCCTTTTTCAAGTTCAATTTGCTCTTCACATTTCTTTAATAAGGCAATCTTTGATTCATCTATGCCTTTTACAATTGCATCTAGAACATTACGCATGTCATCTAGATACTTAGTTACTTCATCCGCAGATACATATAACTGTTTTTCTTCCTCGGTTTTCACTTCGGTTTCCATTACATTACCTCCATATAAGGTTTGCCATCTTTAACAATACCTACGCCATTAACTGGTTTGCGTAGGAAATTTCTACTATAATACATTAATTTGTGGTCTTTGTCAACCCCATTAGGTACATTCATACCAAATATTTTTTCTCCAGTCGGTCCAGAAGTATACAATATGGCAGCAGTAGAGTGTATATGCCCCGCCACTGAACTTTGTAGTCTTGCTTTCGCTGTATTAAAGGCAGGACACAAGCCCCCACTAGTTCCTGTACCATGATAATAATAAATGCCATCGATATCATGCTCATATTCCCAATCCCAATAAGGCGTTTCATATATATCACTATACTCCTTAAGATACATAGCAGGGATACCGCTTGCAGCAGCCATCCTATGTACTCTTTCATCATGGTTTCCAATACATACCCTAGCTTTAGGGAATGCTTTGTGCCACTTCTTTAAAGCACCCATGGCTTTATTATATTCTTCTACAGCACTGTCGCTGTCTGGATTTTTCTGGTGAAATGATATTGCATGGTGATCTAAGATGTCACCAATAAACATTACTTCAGTACACTTGTGTTTTCTTTTTATATTTTTACAAAACTGTAAATAGTCTTGCCTTTCTGCAGGTAGATGTAAATCACCTACCACCAATACATTCGTCATTATCGTCCTCCTTGGGCGGTAATATTATTTTTGCTTCTACATCCATGAAAGGTATGCCTCGTTCCATAACTTCCTGATGCAGATTTGTAAGAAAGATATCATACATTAAGTCAGATGGAAAACCAAAAGTAACAAAACTTTTTCTACCATCTAATGCTAGGTTTAAACAGTGCCTAATACTAAACTCTATGTCACCTTCACACTCAATAAATATATTTGTCATTCGTTTTCCCCTTTACGCAAAGAAATAATCGGAGATTAATACTCTAGTTATATCTAAAGTCCCCTTCTTTGGCACCTTAGGAAGTATAATCCCAAGTTGCTGTTGAACGTCCTCTTTAAACTTTTCTAATTGATTAACGCTATGAATATTAACAAACTCTTCTCTTAATATATCACGCATATCATCTACATAATTACAATGGCAGCCATATGAGTCGTGTATCATACACAAACTCAGTATTCCTATTCGTGTTAGCCTAACTATTGTCATAAACATATGTGCAGCATCTAAACTGTGGATAAAGTTAGGAGCTATTGCTTGAGAAGCACCTCTTTTATTTACATCGTTAGATGCAGTAAAAAATGTCAGCTCTTTATTACCAAACAGTTTAGATACAGATCGCCTTGTGTTGATCTGATTGTAATGATGCACTACTTTAAACCCTGAAGGGGTAGTATATTCTACATGTTTATTTAAATCATTTGCTATAGAAATTATTTGTTTAAGATAATCTTTACCTTTGTTAGGTTCCTTAAGACATCTGTCCATGCTTGCTTTAATAGCACGGGCTAGCTCAGTTATAGCTCCACCCTTTTGGGCATCATCTACCCAGTCTAAGTGTCCTTCTACTTTCAAATACTTTTGTATCCCATAGAAAGTAAGACCATACGGGTCACACATTGTACTACGCTTAGTAACTTTTCTATCAATAGCTTCATTCCAATACTCTAAGAAGTTCTTACACCACGGTATCTCTTCCTTGTGATGAGAACAATAGTCAGTTACTGCATCAGCAATGTGTTGATATAGATCTTCGGGAGTATCCTTCGGAATGATTCCAACCTTCTCTCCAATTGCAGCGTCACCCATAATGGCAGCCCAGTGTTGTGCTCCGTTGCATTGTCCGTCTAGTTGTACTGATACATAAGACATACCATCTTCTCGACAGTAGTCAAAGATAGCAGCCAGTCTTTGGAAAGACTTGTTCTTCTTCTTCTTGTTGTCTATCCATTCTTTATTCTCATAAGGATCTTCAGCTATTCTTCTTATCATTTCTTCATTATCTTCTGTCCACTTAGCTCTATCATTAAGTGAAACCTTATCATAGTCAAACAGATTTGCAAGGTTAACTCTTTGCCAGTACCTGCCTCGCTCAGTAACCTTTACTCCATTAGAGAAACAGGCTAAGCTTTTATCAAAGTCAGATGACTGTGGGCTTAGTAATTCACAGCTTGTATATGCTCTACCACGAAAGTCTAAGGTAAATACATGGTAAAAGTATTCCCATTTCATTAGGTCTGAAGCAAGTTGTAATCTGATTAGCATTCGCCCTCTGGATTGTTCTTGTTTATACCAGTCCGACCATGCACCCTGCCTCCGTTGGCACCAAATTGCTTTGTCTACTTTACCCCCATCTTTAGGGTATTCTTCGTTGTACATAAACTCTTCAAAAGAATAGCAAGGTAGGTTGGCTAGCTGTGTATTGTTTTTAAACAGCGTCTCCATAACCTCTAACACTTGTTCATTTACCTTCCACTCTGTTAACATTAAACTATTCAGCCCACTTATAACCTTATCAGAGGGTTCAGAATACTTCTGTTCTTTATCACTCTCTCCAAAATAGTTTGACTTAAACCTCTGGACCATAGGTTTTCTCATGTTTGTTTTAATATATCCTCCGCTTGCATTTTGTGTATGCAATTCAGGAGGAATAATCATTGGTCTGTATATCAGAGAGCTTGTCTCTAGTAACTGATGTCTTCTGTGTAGCTCTTCCAAGATTGAATGATGAAACTCTACGAAAGTATATCTTTTAAATGTATTACCCCTCTTAATTGGACGGGTGTCCATAAAAATAATGTTACTATCAGCAGCTATCCTTAACATGTGGTGCCCGAAGTCATGCTGTTGTTTTATAGTTAACCTCATGTCCTCTTCTACCTTTTTACTAAAGGCTTTACATCTTTTGGGTGTCCAATTCTTAATGAACTTAGATTGCTTCATCCAGTCTACTCTATAATTGCTCTTAGCTCTTTGGTAGGCAACGATATCTAACGCATCCTTAGCAATCAAAGTTGAAACGCTCTGTGCTAGTGGTGGAGTATGGAACTCTTCGTCAAGTTGTTGTCCCCAGAATCCACTCGAAAACCAGCATCGTATAACAGCCCTAACTGCTATGTCTGCCATCTTTGATGCCCCTAATTCGAGCAAAGGTGTGACCCACATAGGAGTCTTAGGGTTCTGTACTATCTTGTCTATCCACTCTTGATAAACTTCAGTCAATTCTTTAACCGAACTATCTAACAGCTGTTGTTCGGGCAGCCCTTCATCTGGTGCCCTGTTATAATCATCCCAATACTTTGATCTACTATAAATTAGCATATCATTTTCATAAGATACTTGTGCCTTACGTCTATCACTTTTCTTACTATCTGTTTCGTTAGCCCATTTCAAGAGTTAAGTTCCTTCATAGCTTTGTCGAATTCTTCTTGGGTTATTTCACCTATAGCTAGATCATACCGCAAGCCCCACTCTTTATGGGGTATACTAACAGGTCTTTGCTTGTCGCCTTTGCCAGCACTCTTTTCATTCCAAGCAGTAGGTGTCCAGTTACTACCGTCCTGATTGTAACCATCACCTTTCCCATCTCGTTTTCTTCTTAATAAATTCTTTGGATTGTGCGGATCATTTTTTAGTTTACGAACCTCTCCGTCTTCACCATCACCTTTTTTCTTCCAGCCATCTGGATCTCCACCTTCAACATAGCTCCCTTGTTTCTTTTTCTTTGGCATTAATAATCTCCTCTGCAGTATTGGATTATAAATAGAATTATAATAACTATTGCTAAGCTTATTCTCATAGGCATTCTGTCTTTTTCTGGATCAGTCATGGATCATTCATGGATCATTCCTTATTATATGGGCTTCAAGAGCCTGCCTTATGCTATCATCGGACGTACCTAAGCACTTAGGCGGTTGAGGCTCCCTGAGTATAGTCTCTTTCGGGAACTATACCACACCCATAGATTTAAGTAGCCCAGAGCAGGTGTGCTTTATATTTTATCCTGCTTTACTAGTCGCACCGTAGTGCTACTTAGATTGTTATCACTCTCCGTTTACTAGTGTACGCAAGGGACGGAGTTAACAGAATTCTCATTAGCTTTATGGGTTTATTTCCTCAAGCCAGTACACCTGTACCCTCTGATAGTGATATTAAATTGTCGGGGCAAGTAAGAACGTGGGCGGGTACCTCTCCGCTTTGTCTCCTGTCACCCTGCCTTTCGGCACTCGGCGAACTTACTTAACCCCATTAGATTGTCGGTAGGTTACGCCTACCAGTCGAGTATTTTAGACCCTATACTAATGGGTTTCGAGTTTTACAACTTCACAGGTTGTTGTATAGTAGAGATGCCTTGGCTACGAGTAGCCCAAATCTCTTGAACCCGTTGAGGCCGTGGTCCTATACTAACGAGAGTGCATGACGCATAACACGGGTAGAATTCTTGGCTGCTTCACCGATCAGCTTGTTGCTGATAGTAGCCTCGGTTGTACGACGCTTACGGTTTTGTAGCCAGTTCGTTACCGCATTAGCTGCGATCCATGCACTGTTACCAAACTCCTCTTGTTCTCTATCAAATGTTTCAGACCATCCATTAAGTATAGCCATAGCTTTCTTACGAGAGTTATGCTCTTCTTCAGTATAGGATGATCGTTGCGAAGGTATCTCACCTTCAAACATTGTGTAACAGTCACGCCAGAAGTTTGTTATCTCTTCTCTGTCCCATTTCTTAAGACCTAGTGTACACACTGCTGCTCGGAACTTAGCCTTGTGGTTCTTCCATTCATCCAGTGCTTCTTTAAGTCCTAAGATCTTATCTTCCATGTCACCTTTGTGACGTAGTTTAATCATACGCTGTGATCCTTCACTAATAGCCCAGCTCAATGTGTTGTTACATACAACCCTGACTGAGGTAGGTAGTGCAGATAAACTTAGCGTACCATTGTGACTGTTCATTAAGCAGAGATACTCATGCATCTCATCGTTGCCATTCACAGCCCACTCACTGTCCTTCATAAGGACATATGACTGTGCTCCATTGAACAGTGTGCCTGCTGTCTCGACCTGTAATCCAGGTACTGAGCCAGCAATGTCAAACAGTTCGCTGTTCTGTACAATCTTATAGTTCTTATTGACTACACCTAATACTTCTTCAGTATCAGTACGTACAGTAGCATGGAATTTACTAGGCAATGTATAAAGCTTACCATAATAATCATCATTGGCATAATCAGCTACTAAAGGTTCAGACAGTACCACATTAAAGCCCATCTTAGCAAGTTGCATTGCTTCGTAGGGTGTTGGTGCATTCTCAACGACTGTTCCCAGTCCGTGCCATGCAGGCTTACCAACGTATACGGCATGGTCTTGTTCGTACATTTCATGTGACATAAGTTCTCCTATTCATCACTGTACTTTTCCCAATCGACATCATCCCAACGTTTGAGATCGTCTTTTATTGCCTGTCTCTTGGGTTTCTTTTTCTTTTTTTTAGGACGATCAGGTTCGGGCTTGTGCTTCTCGTACCTTATCTTCCGCTTTTTTGAGCTCATATTCCTCCATGCCTAAATAGAATTCAACGACATCACCAGCTGGAACCCAGCCAGAATCCTCACGATAGACGAAACCATCATCTGTGAAGTCGAGAATCATTCCTAGTTTACGCATTTGTTCTAAACAATTATCAGATATTTCTATCTTCATATCTGTCTCCTTAGCAAACAGCTGTATACAAGGCAGCTTTGCCTAGTATAACTATAAGTCTGTTCCAATACAGCATCCTCATATTTGAGTCACTCCATATTTAACATCCCAATATTTATTTTCTTTATTCCAATTACATTCCATCATTTCAGCCATGTAATCACATTCATAATCAAAATCATCAGAATCATAGCCAGTTAAAGTGCCAACAATCCTAGTATAAATTGCTTGATCGACATCATCTGTGTATTGTACCATAATTGTATCGTCTGTCAAGACCAATTGTGAATAATTATCATTATATTTTCCATCGCCGTATTCATAGTACCCTATCCCAGCACTTTCTACAGTATAGTCTAAGGTTTCTTTTATTAACACACGAATATCTTCTTCAGATACATAGTTTACTTCATTCATCTTTTATCTCCTTGAGACTAGCTTCTAGTTCTTCCATACTAAAGTTTAGTCTAGTATTAAAGTTATTTTCAGCTCTATTGAAAGCACCAGCTACTATATGTTCGAGGTCTTTCTCGAAGCCTATCATAGCATCAGAAATTAGGCTATCTATGTGCAGTTCAGCCCATGTCTTTAGCCTGTCTTCTATAACATCCCATATTCTATCTTGTTCTATATGAAGATCACAGATTATATGTCTGTCGCTCATTTCTTATACTCCTTTACAGTATAGATTATTCCATCACTCTTTTTACGTAGGCTATTAAAGTCATTGGCATCCTTAACGGCCTCTGATTTCTTATAGTATACAGCAGGCTTCCAGTCACCGTCGACTATCCAGCCACTATCCTTTACTCTAATGCCCCATTTCTTTACTCCTCGCATGGTACCTCCTTGGTATATGTATCCATACACTCGTCATCACAGCCGTTACACCATACATACTCATTAAAAGAACCATCAGCATAGTCATCGCCTGTTATAGTATCATCGTGTAGTTTTTCCAAGGGTATCATTGCATCATAGCCTTGCCATAGATCTGTACTATGACACTCACTACAGTGTTCAGTTATCTTTTTCATTCTTATACTCCTTGTGTTGCAAAGTATACTACAATGGCAGTACTTACAATCACCTGTATTGTTATTAATACTATGGCAATGCGATTCATTCTTCGTTGCTTGGCTTGTAGTTCTTTATATTTCTGATTCATTCTTCCTCCTCAAGTGCATCTTCAAAGTAGGAATGATACTTCTTAATCAAGTCATCAACCCAATCCACATCACCACAGCCATGTTGTCCACCACATGCGTGATAGAACTGACCACAGACATCCTTCCAATCGGGATCATCCCAATCAATCGCTTGCTTTGGCATCGTATTCATCCTCATCTATAAAGTCTATTCGTTCAGTGTTACAATCATCACACCAATTATATTCCCAAGGGTAGTCAAGACCGCCCCTCACAGGCACATCATAGTCGTGACCATGAGTGTTGTTAGGATCATACATTGCTATGTGACCCTCAGTTATATTAGTTCCCCCGCATTCGCTACATACCATTGTCACGGTTAGCCTCCTCACGCTCATCTATTTCATTTTCTTCACGAGATTCCATATGCTTAGTCATCCACTCATCATACTCAACACGCTCGACATCCCAGTCTCGCAGCTCCCCATCCTGTGTCTCCCAGTTATCCCACTCACCCACATAAGGATCTTTATCAAATATTGCACGGGCTTCTTCCTCTGACTCCGCCTCGACATAGCAC